CGCACGACGCATTGCGGAAAGTTGCGTTTAAACCAGCGGATGAAATCGCTGTCGCGCCAGCAACCGGGCAGTTTCCAATTCCAAAAATGATAAATCTGGGGGTCGATACTGAGAGACAACGCGCCGATACCCTCAATCGAGCGGAGATCGTGCTGGGCATGGTCGGCGGCAATGGCGTGTTGGCGGGCGTCCGCTTGCACAGCCTTGGTGTTCCACTGATCCAGCAGTTCGTTCTTCGCCCCCTCGGCGAGATCGCCGGGGAGTTCCGAGAGGACTTCGTTGAGCGCGTCGTTCATCAGGATGAAAAAGCGGCCCGAGTGCCGGTGGCCCCGAAAACATAAAGGGCCACCGGCTGTGCGGGCGGGGTGTGTTAGGCCGTTGCGGCGAATTTGCCGAGCACCTGGGGATTGGCTACGGCAACGCCGAAGATGGCGTCCACGAAACCACGGCGACCACCACCACGATCCTCAAGCTCCTCCATACGGGGCTTGCGGTTGAAACCAATCGAGATGAGGTCCATGTCGCAGACATATCCGCGAGCGGCGGAGACGGCGGCTGCCGCGCCATTGGCGAGGTAGGTGGAAACGTGCAATGAGAGCGATCCAAAATCACCTTCATAAATGTCAATCGAGTTCACGATCTTTTTGCTTTCCACATCGCTGCTGAAAGTGCGGACGGTGCTCATGACATTCGGCGAGCCGGTCTGGGTGCGGATGAACGCGGTGAACGCACGCTTGAGGGCAGTGCCGCACACGAGGTCGTAGTTTTTCTTGGCCTTGCGGACCTTGAACATCGACTCGAGCACATCGATCACATTGCTCTCCGTGAGGGAGGTTGTGACGGTTGTGTTGATCGAGGACGCTGGCGTGCGGAACGCTGCGGGAACGGCAGTGGCCGTGTCGGCCTGCGCGCCCGAGCTGATCCAGGAACCGATGCCGCGAGTCTTGTAAGGAGCCGCGCCGGATTCCACTTGGCTGTCGTTGTCGCTGCCCATGATGGCCTCGATGTCGGTCTTCAATTCGACAAGAGCTTTTGCTCCGGCTTTGTTGAAGGCTTGCTTGCGGCCAATGCCTGCGAGGTCGGCGACATTTTCCACGAGGTCGTCCACGGAGAAACTGCGTCTGGCCTTCTGAACTCGGCCAGCGAGGAGTTCGCGGTTGGCGTGCTCGTCGTCGAAGGTGGTGACATCCGCATTGGCGAGAACGCCGCCGGTCTGCGGGGTGGCGTAGTTGTCAGCGGGCCATTGGAAGAGAACATTCTTCGGCTCGCTGGCTTTTTTGCACATGGAGAAAAGGGGCGTGTCGCCCGGTTCGATGAGAACCATCGCGTCGGAGAGATCTTCGCGCTGGCCTTTGACTGTTGTAATTGGTGTAGCTGCCATAATTTTGGTGGGTTGGTTTTAAGGTTGGTTGGTTAGTTAAAAAGTGAGGCGACGAAGGCTTCGGCGGCATCACGGTTTCCAGATTTTTTCAGGGCTTCGAGGGGGTTGGCTTTGGCTTTGGTTTTCGGGGCGGCGGAGGGGCTGACAACTTTGGGTGCCATGGCGGGCTTGGCGGCGGGTGCGGCAGGCTTGGCCTTTGCGGTCGCGGCTTTCTTTTGGACGGCCTCGGCTTGCTGGAAGCGGATGGCTTGCCCACGAATGGCATCACCGATGATGAGTTCCAGGTTCGGGAGCTTGGCGATGCCGGGATACGCTTTGAGCGTTTCGAGCATCATCTTCCGGGCTGGCGACTCGTTTTGGAACAATTCGGGGTAAACCTGTCTGGCCTCCTGCTGAAAGGTCTCGCGGGCGGCGAAATAGTTTCGGCGCTGTGGCTCGGCCTTCAGAATCGCCCGTGCGGTGCGCAGGCGCTCTTGCAATTCCGCTTTGGAGAACCGGCGCGTGCTGCCATCGCCCATCGGCACATCGATTTCGCCACCCTCCATGTCCGCTTTCGCGATCAGGTCGGGCACATTGTCGAGCACGGTGTTGGCTGCGGCGAGACGGCCTTCCAGTTCATTCACGGATTGCACATCGGCCAAGGGATCGGCGGCGTCCTGCACCACGATGGGTTGCGCTCGGGTGAGCTCATCCTTGGTGGCGGCGAGTTCGGCTTGCAGCGTGGCGGCTTGCTCCTCGGCGCTTTTGGCGCGGGCGGTGAGCTTATCGACTCGCTTGTGGAGTTTCTTCACGGCGGCGGGCTCGGCGGCTTGCGCCTCGGCTTCGTCGTCGGATTCCTCCTCGTCGGTCTCTTCGGTTTCCTCGGTCTCCTCAGACTCGTCGGCCTCATCGGCTGGCTCGTCGGTGGATTCCTGTTCCTCGGTTGTTTCGTTGTCAGTGTTGTCTTCGGCGACCGTCTCCTGGTCGGCCTCGGGCTCTGCTTGCGCAGGCTCCTCTTTGGCCGCCGGAATTTCATCGACTCGTGTCGGGAGTTGAATCCCTAGTGCGTCAATGACCTCGCCGATATTGAAGTCTGATTCTGTCTGTCCCATGGCTTTTGGTGCGTCCAAGTCGCGTTGTCAGAACGGAGGGTTGTTGCGGGACCGCACATTTTCACGGCCACGCGGCGGGCCGTTCAGCCCCCGCACTACGAGGCGACTGCCAGATAAAATTCAAGGTGCCTAGAGGGTGCTGGCGAAACGGGAGCAAACGGGGAGAAACGGGAGGAAACGGGAAGAAAATAAATTCACCACCGAGGACACGGAGGGCACGGAGGGGGGAATTATTTCTTGGCCTCGAAAGCCTCGGCGCGGGCGGCGGCGAGGTCTTCGCGGAGCGTGAGGAGCGCGTCGAGACGCCCGGCGGCGCTGGCGAGTGTGCCGTGATTTTGCGCGCTGGCGGGCATGGTGACGAAAATTTGCGAGTCGGCGATGTGGTCGTCGAGTCGCTTCATGAGCGCACGGAACCAAGGCTCCTCGGCGGAGACGCACCAGGCGGATTCAAGTTCTTCGGCGCTCATCACCATGGCTCGATTTCTGAAGCGGCAGCGGAAGCCGCCGGGGCGGGCGAATCGGAGGAAGCGGCGGTCTTGGGCTCGTAGTAGAGCTTGAAGTATTTGCCGCCGCCTTCGTCGCGGGATTCGTTGATGTAGCCGCTGATCCAGTAGGCCACGCCTGCGATGGTGCAGGAGCCTTTGAAGTCGGGGTGCGTCTCTTTTTCTTTCCGCTTGTTGCGCGAGAGAGAGCCAACATTGTCGGTGCGTTTGTTCATATCCCGAAGTTTTCCCCGAAATTTTTCCCGAAGGTGCGTTTCATATTGTTTCGAGGTCGCGGGCGCGGAACCAGGAGCGGCAGCCGCGTTTGCGAACGGGCTTGATGAGGCCGGTGGAGATGAGCTTGTCGAGTTGCTTGGTCGTTATGCCAAGGCGGTCCAAAACATCGCGGCGGCGGAGCAAGAGTGGCATGGCTGAATTATAGGGAGAGGGTGTCAAGTTAGTAGCAACCCCCACCGCGAGCGCGCAGCCCTTCGGGGTCTTGGTAGCCGACGCCATCGGCGAGGGCGAGGTAGCGGAGGATGTCGATGAAATCTTTGCTGGCGGATTTTTTGCCATCCGCGCCGGTCCAGGTCTTGAGCGAGAAGATGAGATTTTGGCAACGCTCGCTGATGTAGAGTTTCGGCGAGTTCGTGGCATCGACTTCGCGGGTGTCGTCGTAGCCGAGCATGTCGTTGATAACGGCGACGCCTTCGACAATGGCTTTGCCGGAGGTGGCGCGGAATTGCATGTCCATCTTCTCGTCGCATTGGTCGATGAGGGTTTTGACGCCTTCCTCGGTCATGCTGGGGGTGTTGCCGTAGCGGCTGTCCATCCATCGTTCAATCGGCTCGGCGGCGTCTTCTTTCTCGGCCATCTCGATGACGCGCTTGTAATCGGCGAAGGTAAACCCGGCGCAGGCTTTTTGCGCGGGGCCGGGGCGGCCATCGAGCAGACGCCCATCCGGCTCGGCCCATGGCCCGGCTTGGCCGACGCCTTCGATGTAGCTGATCTGGTCGGGAAACTCGCGGTAAACCCAGCAGCGGCCATCGGGCGTGAAGCGCACCCAGAGCATCGCCCAGGTCTTGCCTTCGCCGGGATCGACGAAGTGGTAGCAGGTGCCATCCTTCGGAATCTTGTCATGCGGCACGATGTGCACTTGATCGCGGAACTTCGGGAACATCGAGAGCTTTGCCTTGGTCGGCACGCCGTAGGCGCGCATCAGAATGCGCTCGCGGTTCGAGCCGCGCAGTTCGGTCTCCATGGCCTCGGGGTTTCCAAAGGGATTGTCGGCGGTGTGGAAATAAACCACTCGCGCTTTTTCCCTGGTGCATTGCTGGATGCGGGGAACGGTCTCCACGCCGATAAGATTTCCGTTTTTGTAGCGGGGGAGAAGCGGGGCCGGGCACTCCTCGATCGTGGTCGCGCCGTCGAGGTATTCTTTGACGGTGGGCGTGTAGCCCGAGATCGGCGTGAAGCCCACGCCTAGCTCGCCATCGCGGGTGAGCAAACGGAAACGCAATGCTTCAACCCACTCGGGGGACGCCAATTCGTCTAGCCAGGCGAAATCCAATTCGGAACCTTCTATCGAAGTGACATCCATCGAGTAGAATTTGAACCAGCATTGGGAGCCATTCGGCAGCACGAAGGAGTTTTCGGTGAAGCCGCCTTTTTGGCTGTATGTGATGTTGGCGACCGCGCCCTTTTTTAGTTTTCCGCTGGCCATGGGCTTCCACTCGGCGGGGAGGTATTCCCACAAATAGGGCTGCTGGTTTTGTATGGAGGCCGCTTCGGTGGATTGGAGGCACCAGACCTTCGCGCCCGGCGTGTTCACGAGATGCTGCATGGCGCGGCGGGCGAAGTAGCGGGACTTGCCGGAGCGGTTGCCGCCGAGGATCAAAAGTTCGGTGACGCCTTTGGGGAATTGCTCGCGCAGGCTGGCAAAGGCTGCATCGGCTCGCGCCCAGGCGGGATTCAGCCACCCGTAGCGCCAAGGGTCTTCGGCCATGCGGGCGATTTGCTCCTCGCGCTGTTTGTGGATGGCGAGGAATTGGGCCTCGCTGGCGGCGACGCGGCGGCCTTCATGCACGAGCACAATGCGGCCATCCGGCGAGCGGCCTTCCACGAGGATTTCGGGAATGACGGGGTGCGGGGTTTGGGGAATCACAATTTCTCGCGGTTGAGTTCCAGCCAGGAGATAGCTTTGCCGGAGTCGCCCACTTCCTCGGCGAGCACGCATTCATCGCTGATGATGCCATGGTCTTGGAGGAGGTTGAGAACAGAGGTTTCGTCGAGTCGGAAGGCTTCGATGTAATCGCGGAGGGCGTTCATGAGTTGAGTTTTTCTTCGATGCGGTCGAGCCAGGATCCCGGCTCGGGTTTTTGTTTTTTGGGGATGGGCTTTCGAGGTTTCACCGATCCGGGGCCGAGGATTTCGAGGGTGTTCCACCGCACCCCGCACTGGCGGCACTCGCGGCGGCGCTGGCCGGAGCGGGTGTTGACCACCGAGCTGCGGGGGTATTGGCAGGCGGGGCACATCATGGATGGCGTTTCCACCCGCTGGCTTGCACCACCAACCGGCGCGCCTCCTCCAAAGCCTCGTAGTAATCCCGCGTGGCAATCGGGTCGTGCTCGGGCGGCTGCACAAAGCCCAAGGCCCACTTGAGGTATTCGCCCAGCCCGGAGGCCAGCTTGCAGCAAGACTCCACGCCCGGGTGATCCTGCCACTCGCGGCCACAGGCTCGGCATTCGTAGGGCTGGGTCATTTTGAAACCTCCGGTGGTTCTGGAAATGGACGCCAATGGAGGACTTCGGCCTCAATGCTATCGCCGGAAACATATCGCCAGGTTCCGGCATCAAGGAATCCGGTCCACACTTCGCCATCGGTCATGTGGATCAGCACGGTGGCCTCGTCATCAGGCAAGGCCAGGTCTGTTGAAATCCATTTTAGTTTCTCCGTGTTCTCTGTGTTCTCTGTGGTTAATTTCATTTCTTTTTAACTTTACAAACTAACGAATTATATGATTTTATTTTTCTCATAATTGTTTTTAAGTTTTCAGAATATGAACCTTTTATAGGAAGTCCAAAGGCGCAGAAAATTTCTTGGTTAAGATTAAAGGCATAATAAGCTTTTTCATATATTTCTTGTTTTATTTCATTGCATTCTTGTAATAAAACTTTTGTTTCATTAAGTTCTGATATAGTTTCTTGTAACAATTTATTTGCTTTTTTTAGATCAAGTTTTGCCGCACTTCGCTCACGACGAGCTTCATATAATTTTTGGTATAATTGCTTTTCTTCTCTTTTATTCATTTCTGCCTTTGGTTCATGTTGTTGCTGTATTGTTTTTCGGTGACATTGCGGAAAACGGTGTGCTCGCCGATGAAGTTGAGTTTGATCTCCGGAGTAGGGCCGTTGCGTTGCTTGGCGAGGATGAGCAAGGTGTTGTGATCCATGGGCTCGGCGTCCTCGTCGGCGCGTTTTTTGTTTTTGTCCAGGCGATGAATCAACAAAACGGTGTCGGCGTCTTGCTCGATGCTGCCGGACTCGCGGAGGTTTGAGAGTTTCGGCTTGGTGTGGTCCCCATCGGCATCGCGGTTCAGCTGCGCGAGGGCCACGATGGGGATGTCGAGTTCCTTGGCGGTGGTCTTGAGGGCTTTGCTGATCTCGCTGACTTCGAGGGCGCGGGATTGGCGGGCGGTGTCGCTGGAGCCGTGCATGAATTGGAGGTAGTCCACGACGATGAGGCCGATCTTGTGGGCGGCCTTGGCTCGGCGGGCGCGGGCGCGGAATTGCGCGACGGTGAGGCCGGGGGTCTCGTCTATGTAGAGGGGGCTTTTCACCAAACCGGAGGCGGTGTGGGCGACATTGGCGAGGGTGCGTTGGTCGAAGAATCCATCGCGGAGGCGCTGGAGATTCACCCCGGCCTCGGAGCAGATGGCGCGGACCATGAGTTCGCGCCCGGGCATTTCGACGGAGAAGACGAGCGTGGGCACGGCGAGTTCCTTGACGGCATGAAGGGCGAACTGCATCCCGAGCGCGCTTTTGCCGCAGGCCGGCCGGGCGGCGACGACGATCATCTGGCCGCCCATGAAGCCTCCGGTGCTGCGGTCGAGATCATGGATGCCGGTGGCGAGGCCGATGGTTTTGCCTCGGTTGTGGTAAACGGCTTCAATGTGCTCGACGGCGGAGACGACGGCATCGCGGCAGGGGGCGACGGGGTTCTCGCGGGTGGTATGGTCGCGGAGGCCGTAGAGGACTTGCTCGCAACGCTCCTGCGCATCGTCGGTGGTGAGGGCGTAGTCGTTCGCGGCCTCGGCCATGGCGAGGGCGGCGGCGCGCATTTTGCGGCGTTTCCAGGTATCGAGGACTTCGCTGGCGTAGTGCCGCCAATTTGCGACCTGGGCAAAATCCGCGCCCAGCTCGGTGATGTAGTGCATGTCGCCACACTCGGCGAGCTGGCCGCGCTTCTCCAACTCGGTGGTGACGATGATGAAATCGACGGGCTTCGCGGCCTCGCGCAACTCGGCGATGATGCGGAGGATGATCTGATGAGCGGGCAGCACGAGCTGTTCGGGCTGGATGGCTTCGAGCACGCTGTCGGCAGCGGTGCCGCTGGAGAGGGCCGCGCCGAGGATGGCTTTTTCGGCAAGGGCGGTTTCGGGTAGTGGGCTGTTCATTTGCGTTTTTTGCGTTTAATTGCCGATTTCACAAAAGGCTCGATGTCTGCTTTTATCTCCTGTAACCGCAGCTCTACCGCTGCCGAGCAATCCTCTTTGCTCATATATTGCCACGGCAGAAGGCGTTTGTTTTCTAAGGTTAATTTCATATTGGGAATCATGCGGCGTTTTCGGCTTCGATCTGGGCGACGCGCTCGCGGACGAAGGAGCGGAGGCTTTCGGGGAGATCGAACCAGGTCGTGCAGTTAAAGCTGGGATCGACGGAGGTGATGATGTGTTGCCAGCCTTCGGGCTCGGTGGGCCGGGGCCGGGTGGCGGTGGGGTTGACTCCGGCGGCGCGGGCCCATTCGCGGGCGCGGAGGACTTCGGCGAGGAGGTTGTTCAGCAGCGTGGCGGGGTCGCGGCGGCGGAAGCGGTAGGCGTCGCCCTCGGTCTGGCGGTAGGCCCACGCAAGGAGAGCCCAATCGGACTCGGGGAGCGCGGCGGCGCTTTTTTTATTTTTTTGCCAAGCCCGGTGGGTGGAGGCGTCGAAGTCAGTTCCGGGTTTCATGCGGAACAAATCGCGCAGGCGGGTGAGGACGGGATGCTCGGGTGCGGAAGATTCCTCGCAATCCAACTCCAATTCCTCGTCCCCTTGGGGACTTATAGGGGTATATTCTATTCTATTCTTATCTAGATGCGCATCGTGTTCGATTTCCGTTCGCATCGGTTGCGCACGGGTTGCGTTCGGTTTGCGAAGGAATTGCATGCGTTTGGCCTCGGAGGCGCGGCGTTTTGCGGAGGCTCCGTTGTGCTCGTCAAAGCGTGCAATCTCCACGCCTTCTTCGCTTTCCAGAATCCAGCCAACTTTAGCAAGGGCGGCTCCAAAGTTTTTGATTCCTGTCTTGCGGTCGATGGCGGCGAGGGAGAAGCCAGCGAGGCGTCCATCGGCGGTCTGTTGGTCGGCCATCGTCCAGAGCCAGTAGAGGCCCCCGATGACTTCGGCTTCGCGTTTGTGGGTGAGGTCGCAAATCCGGGCGACGCGAGGGTCGTCCCAGAGATTGCTGCGCATTTTTATCCAGTTCATAAAGTGTTAGAGTTGGCCGAATTTTTTTTGGCGGGCTTTGGCGTAAGCGGGGTCTTTTTTTATCAGCCAGCGGGTGCAGGCGGCGTTGAATTCCTTGATGTCCTCGGCAGTTAATGCCCAACCCGTGCGGCTGTCGTGGAATGTGATATTTTGGTAATCGAGCGTTATTTGAGAGTGTCGGGTTTGCTCGTTTTTTTCGCCTTCGATAGGTCTCATTGTGGGGTGGTGGCGGGGGCGATGAGCCGGTGGAGGCAGGCCATAGTGAGGAGGGCGTCCTCTAGGGCGTTGTGGGTCGAACCGCTGCGGGAGAACCCGAGCGTGGCGGCGATGTGGTCGAGCGAGAGGCGGGGCTGGTCGTCCTTCCCTATGGGCAGGGCGATGTCACCGGCCTCGTGGGCGAGCCAGGCGGCGGCTTGGAGGTCGATGTTTTTCCGGCTCGTCCAAGCGAGACCTTGGCGGTGGAAGGCGGCTGTGAGGAAGAGGAGGTCGAAGGCGACATTGCAACCGGCTATGATGTGCCATCGGCGCTCGCCGATCCACAGGGCGAAGTCTTGCAGAACCTCGCGCTCGGGCCGTCCGTTTTTTTCCAGAAAATCGAGGGTGAGGCCGTTTTTAGCGAGGGCTTGCGGGTCGCAAATCCACTCGGGCGAGGGGCGGATGAGGGCGGTAAATGCCTCCCCATCCGCGCTATCCACGGCGGCGAGCGAAAGCAGGGCGTGCTGGGTGGGGTCGAGCCCCCCGGTCTCGGTGTCGAGGATGAGGAGTCGGCTTTTCATTCGGGGAAGTTTTTGGAGTTGAGTCGGTTCGGATAGTGCGCACGAAACCATGCAAGCCATTTTTTCTTTTCTTCCTCGCGGCCAATGCGGTAGCAGGCAAAGCACGATGCAAAGGAAACCAGTGTGTAGAGAAGGGCTTGGGTGACACTCATAGGATGGAGGGGAAGGGCATGAACATCATGGGATCGGCGGTCGCGGCGACGCGCACGGTGGAGTGGATTTTGAAGCAATGGCTGAGACGGCGAGGGATGCGCAGCCGGGCCTTGCGCCAATTACCATCCGCATCGGGGACGCGGAGGCTGAGGTATTCGGGGTTGATCTCGCGGCCCATGATCTGGGCCTCGATGAACTCCGGCGCGGCCTGCACGGCAGGCGGCACCGGCGCGGTTTTTTTTTCTTTTTGTAGGGTTGGCATAGGTTTGAATGGAAAGATGCGACTACGGGGCGGCTGGCGACGGCACGGAGGGGTCGCCTTTAGATAAAATTTTCTGTGGACCCGAATGAGTGCTATCTGATACCCCCCCCTCGATTTCCGCGACCCCCTCCCCCCCTACCCTCAGGGTCTCAACTACGGCGGCGGTTTTCACCTGGTCGGGGTCGTTATCAAGTTGATAACTTCCGATAAGACAACTAGAGGATAGTTTGCTATCGTTGTCTATCAATGAGTTAGCATCTGCACTGCTATTAACTTCTGTAAGTCGTTGATAATGGCTGACGGCATCCACGGATTTCACCTCATGAGCATGAGTCTCAACAAGGGGCAGAGCAGGCAGGGAGGCGGCGAGACCGGCCCCCTTTTGCAGCGGCGCGCCCTCGGATAAACCGGTTTGCACAACCTCGGCTTCGAGCACGGGTAGCGAGGCGAGCATTTCGCGGAGCTTGTCCTCACCGGCCTCGACCTTCTCGATGCGGCTGGTTGCTTCCCCGCTGAGGAGCTGGCCCTTATCCACCATCACGGCGGCGACGATGGCGGCGTCCTTGGCGCTATTAATCGTAGGGATTAACTCGATGGCGCGCTCGACCGATAGCCGGGCAGCACGGCGAACATCTCGCAATAACTCCTTTTTATCCTGCTCTATAGTAAATCCCTCACGCTCCCGGACGGCAGCAATGGTGTTCCGGCTCACTCCCAGGGCTCGGGCGGTGGCCGAGATGCTCAATCCCTCGGCAGCCATCCGCACCACGGCGCGGTAGGCATCCGGTCGGCGGGTCAGGAGGCGTTCCCCTGTGAACTCCCCGGCAGCTTCGAGTTTCTCCAACCCGATTTCCTCTTCAGAAAATAAAAAAGGCGCGGCGGCGGAGGCGGCTTCCGATTCCTGCAACGGCGACTTGGGTTGCGCGGCGCTCTCCATCATGGCCCGCTCGGCAGCGTTCAGCGTTCCACCGGCCTTCACCTTCTCCACGATGTTGCGGATGTTTGCCTCCAAGACCTTCGTGGCGATGTCGGCGGAGAGATTGGAAGGCTCAGGCACCGGCCACCTCCTGCATCCAATCCAGATGCCAGTTCAGCAACTCCTCATCGTTCCAGATGGCGAACTGCTCAATGTTGTCGCTGCTTCGGAGATTCGCACTTCCCTCCACCACAAAAAAAGACGGCGCGGCGGAGACCAGGATCACCTTGGCGTGAGTGCGGGCCACCTTTACGGCATCCCCGAGGAGATGCTTCACCTCCCGATAGGTTCCCGTCTTATCGACCTGCGAAAAATAATGGCTCACCAGCAAAAAAAGGCGGCGGATTTGCCCCGAGGCCCGCAGACCTGCCAGCATCGAAGCGTTGGCCGTGCTCATCCCGAGCGTCGAGATAGCCAGGATGTCCGCGCTCCGGTCCCCGAGGAGCAGCGGAATGATGTCAGCGGTCACAAAATCCCCGCGCACCACCGCATGGGTGCAATCCCCTGGCTCCGGCAAATGCTCGGCCAGCTCGGCAGCGTTCTCCGGTTTCACCAGGCGTTTCAATCCACGCCGGCTCCGCTTGTCGTCGGCCTTCACCGCATGGAACTGCCGCATGTAGCGGTTGCGCCGTAGCGGGAATGCCACCTCGCTCCGAGTCTCCTCGATGCCCGAGAGGTCGATGTCCACGAGCAATGGGGTCTTTCCCTCTGGGGCATCCACCCCATCTGGAAAATTGGCACAAAAAAAAGACGGCGCGGCGTCAGGCATTTTAAGAGTAGGAAAAAACCCCCGACCGGCGCGGCGAGGTCGTCACCGCATTGATCCGGCCCGCATCGAGCAGGCGCTTGATAGCCGACTCAGGGATCAGCCAACGCTTCCCCCAGGCAATCGCCTCCAGCT